TTCTCAATAACTGAAGAAGCAATTGAGGACAACTTGTATGACAGACTTGCTAGTAGATATACAAAAGCATTAGCTAGATCTATGGCGAACACAAAACAAGTTAAGTCTGTTAATCCATTAATTAATGGATTACCAGGTGTGACAACTGGAAAATTCACATCAGGTGATGGTGCGAACTTATTCAGTACGTCTCACTCAACGATTGCTGGTAATGTGAAAAACACATTAACAACACAATCTGACTTAAACGAAACATCATTAGAGCAATCATTAATCGATATTGCTGCAATGACAGACGAAAGAGGTCTAAAAATTGCTGCAAGAGGTGTTAAAATGATTATCCCTTCTGAGTTACAATTCACAGCTGAGAGATTAATGAAGTCTCAAGGTAGAGTTGGAACAGCAGATAACGATGTAAATGCAATCGTATCTATGGGTATGATCCCACAAGGTTACAGAGTTAATAACTTTTTAACTGACACAGATGCGTTCTACATCATTACTGACGTGCCAAACGGTATGAAGTATTTTGAAAGATCTCCTATCAAAACAGCGATGGAAGGTGATTTCGATACTGGTAACGTAAGATACAAAGCTAGAGAAAGATATTCATTTGGAGTATCTGACTTTAGAGGTATCTTTGGCGTAGAAGGTGCTTAATATAT